GCGGCCTTATTTGCATTGTTAAAGGTAGAAAGAAATATTGGCCTTGTGAAAACATCGCAGATGATCCGACTGATGGTTTTTGTTTGTCACCCGATGATTGGATGAAAGCGGAAGACGCGGGGGAATTGGTTGGGGTGTTTCACTCTCATCCATTTACATCGCCACAACCTAGCCAAGTTGATTTATCTAGTTGTGAGCATTTAGGTTTACCGTTTTATATTGTTAACCCACAGACTGAACAATGGCACGATTTCAAACCAACAGGATATAAAGCGCCTTTAATTGGTCGTCAATGGACATGGGGTTCAAGTGATTGTTGGACTTTAGTAATTGATTATTTTGCTGAAAAAGGTTTAAGGGTTGAAAACTGGACAAGACCAAACAAGCCAGAAGAAATATTAACCAATGGCATATTTGAAAGATTAATACCGCGCAGTAATTTCGTTGAAATAGACGATAATAGAGAAATGTTACCGGGTGATTTGTTATTGATGAAATTTACCGGCCCTGATCCTGACCATGTTTCCATTTATATGGGTGAACAAATGGTTTTACATCACATGGCGGGGCGTTTAAGTTCCCGTGATTTATACAATCAGTTTTTGATTGATGCAACTGTTAGGAGGTATCGTCATGCTGCGTAAAATCAAAGTATATGGAGCTTTAAAAAAGTTTCTTGATTGGGAGACAGGAACCTTTTTAGCTGATATTTCTAATGTTGCTGAGGTAGGTCGATTTTTAGTTGCTAATTGGCCAGATATTGAAAAACACATGCAAGATCAACACTATAAAATTTTTGTTGGTAATTACAATCTGGGAAAAGAAGAATTAAATTACCCGATTGGTGATAGTGAAGAGATAAGAATTGTTCCCATTGCTGTTGGTGCCAAAGGTGTGTTTAACTCAACGATTGGAAAAATTGTTACTGGAGCTGCGTTAATTGCAGCGCCTTATTTGGCCCCGGCTTTGTTCCCTGTAGTTGCTAAAATATCAACCGCTAGCATTGCAAGTGGTATCGGTGTGAGTCTTGCATTAGGTGGCGTTTCTCAAATGCTGACGCCGACCCCAGACATTCCAGCATTTAGCGGTAATGATTCAACGTTAGATCCACAAAGTAACTATTCATTTAGTGGCGTTCAAAATGTATCCCGTTCAGGTGTTCCTGTTAATTTAATTTTCGGTGAGATTTTTACAGGTTCCGTTATTGTTAGCGCTGGTATTGATACTGTCCGTGTTAGGGGTACTGCATAATGGCTATTAATAAAATAAATCAAATTACTGACCCTACATTACCTAAAGAGGTTCTTGGTTCTAAACAATTTGCAACCTTTATTGAAGTATTAGGAGAGGGGGAAATTGAAGGTTTTCCGAGTGCATCAGCGTTTACAAAAAACACTGCTAATTATAATACTGCAGCATTAAAAGACGTTTATTTAAATAAAACTCAAATTTTAAAATCTTCGGCTGATGTAACTAATTTACAAGATACAGATTATAACTTTAAGGATGTAGACTTTACCCCGCGTTTTGGAACATCTACTCAACCTTATATTGCGGGCATAAATAAAATAGAAACTGAATTTGCTGTTAATGCTGCTGTATCTTATTCATCATCTGTTTCAAGGACTTTAACTAATGGAATTGATGCTGTTAGGGTAACTGTTAGTGTCCCGACATTACAGCAGTTTAATAATGATGGAAATATTTCAGGTTTAACAACAAAAGTTACAATACAAATTACAGATAATAATGGAACAGTTGCAACACCAATTAATAATAGTATTACGGGTAGAACTGCAAACACATATTTTAGAGACTATTTAATAAGTTTTTTTGGAAGTAGCCTTGTGCATCCCTTAACAGTTACAGTAAAAAGAAATGCTCTAGATAATACCGATCCTAAAAAATTTGATAAATTTAATTGGTCGTCTTATACAGAAATTTTATATGATCGTAGAGCATATCCAAATACGGCGCATGTTGCTTTAAGGTTTGACGCTGAGCAATTTCCACAAATTCCTAATCGTTCATATCGTGTCAGGGGGCTAAAGATCCCTATACCGTCAAATGGGACAGTTGATTCAACAACAGGTGCAATTAGTTATTCAGGAAGTTGGAATGGCTCATTTAAAACAGACCCCGAATGGACCACAGATCCGGCTTTCATACTTTTTGAAATTTTGACAAACAGTAGGTTTG